CCATGGATGGATGGCTCCATCATGAACCAGGCGCGCGGAGACGGTCTCCGGTGGAACCCGGGTGGCGACGAGGGTATGCGGGAAAGAAAAGGTGCGGCGGCGTGCCGTGGTGCCCCGGGTCGGACTCTCATTCGAGCACTGGCGCGGCCTGCAGCACGGCGAGCGGGAATCTAGCGGGACCAGATCGCTGGTAGACTTGCACCGCCTCCGGCCCCGCCGGCTTTGGTCGCCACCCCAAGCGTAGAGGGGCAGCCTGGGCGAAAGACCGGGGCCATCAGGAGTGCGAACGGAGCGCGGATCAGCAAAGGTGTGACGGACGTGTCAGTCCGACGTTTTGCAACTCACATCGTCGCCCCGGACGTTTGCACTCTTGATGGTGAATGCGCAGGCTGATGCGCGCTTAGGCTCGTCACCGGGTTCCGGTGGGCAAAATCGGAAATGGCGCAGCACAACGACGTTTGCGCAGAGGGTTCGATACCCTCGCCCGCTCAGTTTGAAAGCCGGAGATCAGCACCGGCCACCATCTTCACTTCTGTGCGCAGGCAACCTTCACGCCAGCCGAGCAGGCGCAGGCACCGTACTGCCCCGCCACGTACTGCGCCCACAGCAGCAGCCCGCCCATGGACGGGTCAGCGAGCGGGGCCAGAAGCGGGCAGTTCGCCACCACCAGGGGTTGAGGCTGCGGGGGCAATGCCCGGGGTGGAGTTGAGCAGGCGCAGAACGTCAGGCTGCAGGCGGCAATCGACAGGGTATGGAACTTCACGGGTCTTGCTCTCCAGGGTCTGCCGAATGGTCGTGTTCGTGACGGTCAGGTTCGACAGGTTCGCGGCCACGGCGGCGTTCGCCGAGTTCATGGCGATCTCGACAACCTCCCGATCCCGCGCAGCCTTCCCAGCCTCCAGATCGCTCCCGACGTTCACGCCGTAGAAGTACGACCCGATGATCCCGGTGACGAACAGGCCGCCAGCAGCGACCCCGGCGTAGAGGCTGATCACGGCAACCCCGCCGAGTACGTCGTACCGCCCGGGCCGAACTTGGCCGTCAGCACCTGGCCGCGGGGGACCTGGGAGAAGCTGACGTGAACCCAGGTTCCCTCATAGATCAACTGGTCGAAGCCGATCTCGTCCCGGTGCTCGAGCAGCTTGCGGCAGATTTTGAGCGGATCGCCTGCGCTCGGGGCGGTGAAGTCGGCCGCCTGCCCCTTGCTGTGCTGGCTGGTCTGCGATCCACCCACGGCCTTGTTCAGGGCCGGGGAGCGGTAGCCGCTGCTGATCGACACCGGGGCACCCAGAAACTCGCGGATGCGCTGCATTCCCGGACCCAGCAGCGTGCGAATGTTCGCCAGCGCTTCGGGCGTCGGGGTGTTGTCGATCCCCTTGCGCAGCGCGGTGTCGCTCTTGAAGAACTCGGACAGCCAGAAGCTGGGGGTCAGGCGTTCATCGGTCATTTGTACCTCCCTAGTTCAGGCGGCCCAAGATCCGCCGGCCGGGTCTGGATGTGCCGCGGTGCCCCGCCCTTCCACTGGGGCAGTGTCCACAGCAGCGACAGCAAAGACGCAAGGAGCAGCACCCACAGCAGAAGGCGAACCTCGCCCGTGCAGGATTCCCATGCACCCCAGAAGGCCACGGCGGCCTGGATGAGCAGCAGCACATTGGCGTAGGCCCGCCCGGTGTGCCAGTTGATGACCCGCTGTCGGTCCCACACCAGCAGCAGCACGACAGCAGACAGGAGGAAGGCGATGACGTTCATGGCTTCTCGGCTCCAGCACCGACCGCCCGAACGACAACTGCATCCCAGAGGGCCGGGAGTTTCGTCAGGATCAGACTGACGAGGGGGTGGAAGAACAGGGCCAGCAGACACGCGAACGCGTTGCGCGACAGCTGCTCGCCGCCGAAGTAACGCTGCGCCAGCCACGCCCCGAGAAGGGAGCAGATCAGGACCACCGAGACGAACACCACGAACGCGCGGGCGCGCGACATGACGACCGCTGTGGATAGCCCTGCAGTTGCCCCCACGGTGGCCCAAAAAAGCGGCCCCGCTTCAAGCCCCAACGACGAGAGAACAGTCGCCCCCGTGCCCACTGCAAGCAGGCCGGTTGCTGTGGTTGTGATTTCTGCCATGTTTCAGCCGATCCGCCAGTTGGTCCCGTCGCTGTAGACCGGCACGCGGTTGGCCCCGCCACCGGCGACGATAGAGGCGAATGTCGTGACGGTTGCGTCACTGACCATGCACCGGCCGTAGGTCCATGAGGCGGCTGGGAAGGTCGCGTTCAGAAGCGCAACAGTCGTGGAGCGCTCGATGATCGGTGCGCCCATCACAAGAGAGTTGCTGATCTCCGTTGACCCGTCGAGCAGGATGCCGAATCCTGGACGCGGCGCGAGACGCGTGCGCCCAGTGGCCTCCTGCTCCAGGATGGAGTCGTTGGCTGCCCCGCCGATGGCGCCGATGTTCAGGCGCGCAGAGTTGCCCGGGATGCCAGCGATGCGGAACGCAAAGGTGGCCCGTGGAGTGGCCGTCAGGTAGCCGTCGCCGTTGTACCCGAGCGTCGTGTAGGACGTGCCCACGGTGTCGCCGTAGTGCATCACGCCACCCAGGAAGCTCTTGTCCGCCTTGCTGAAGATGCCCCAGTTGTTCGTGCCGCGCGTGAGGTTGTCGATGAGGACGCCGCACAGGTTCGTGATCGTCCCGGCGCCAAGCGGGTTGTTGAACTTGAGCCCGCTTGCCTCGCTGATGTTGCCAGCCGTCGCGTCAAGTTGCGACCAGAAGGACGACACGACGCCCACGTTCGCCGCGGTCCCGTAGTGGACGTAGCTCTGGTAGCTGTGGACGTGATCGGACGCGACTGAACCAATGTACTTGCGGTTGTCGTTGAACGCGGCCTGCCCGAGGAAGCCCGGCACCGCGTAGCTCACCGTGCTGTTGTCGATGAACCCGTAGTTGCCGTGGCTCGTGATCGTCTTGTCGGCGTAGTAGACCGTCCCAGGGGTCAGGAGCGGATTGCCACCAGCCTCCACGCTGAGGAACTTCGGCGTGAAGGTAGAGGCCTGCAACTCCGCACGCAGCGCAGCGGCTGAACCAGCAGGCTCCGGGGTCGTGACGTTGTCCACGGTCCAGATCAGCACATCGTTCGCGTCGAACAGAACGACCTTGTACGAGCCGGTCCAGAAAATGGTTGCTTCACCGCGAGCGTCGAGAATGATCGGGTTCGTGTTCGGAGTTGTCTGCGCCGCATCAACCCACGTCCCCTGAGGTGCGCTCGTGCCTGCGACGTACGTGTAGAGCTTCCCCCCAACCAAGGGTTGCCCAGCACTGTCCTCGAAAGATTGACGTCCCTCGGGCATCAACACTGCGGCCATAATCTGTGCTCCAGAAACGAAAAAGCCCGCTCGAGGCGGGCTGTGGTGTCATGAGAGAAACGCTTTTCGGGATGGACCCGGCATTCCTCGGCTATCTGGCTGGGTCGGTTCTATTCGCGCTGGTCAGCGGCTGGTGCGCCAAGAAGCGCGGCAAGCGGGACGAGTGAAGACTTCGGGCTAGCTTTAGCCTCCTGGCGAACCAGGCCCGATGAGAGGTTTCGCAGCGGGATGGCTTCCATGCGGGTCGTGAGGCCCTGAATGGGTCCGGCCACCATCGGGCCAACGACAGGGATGTCTTTGCCCACGTCGAGCAGCTTGTTCAGGCCGCTCATGACGGCAGCGCTCGTGTTCGAGTTGTTCACCGCAGCCCCGGCCGTCTGGCCTTGCGTGTAGCGGGCCACGTTCACGGCAGAACGCAACTGCTGGATTTCCTGGGGGGTGAAGAACATCTCCCACTTGCGCCGCCCAATTGCATCGAATCCCTTGCGGAGTCCTTCGCTTCCGAACTTGACGATGTCGGTATCTGTGCCACCACGCTGCATCACATAGTCAACCATTTGCCGCCGAATGGCATTGAGCAATTGCGGGTCGCCCTGCACTTGCCCTGGCGTTCCGTTGGCGATGGTCGAAAGCTCACGGGTTCCGGTCGAACCCGTGCCACCAACGAAGTCGCGCAGCCTCTGCAGATGTTCCACGGGGGCATTGATTACGTGACGCCTGACGAATGCGTCTGGCGTCGCGCCACCGAGGGCGTCCTCGATGAACGGAGCCGACTCGGCCCACTCGCGATTGCTGCGAGCCGTCGCACGGGCGCGGTCGAACGCGGCCAAGGCTTCGGCGGGGAGTTCGTCGGCGGCCTGCATGCGGGCGCCGTCCTTGGCTGTCGCGACTGCAGCACCACCGAAGTCGCGCTTCACCGCGGCCGGCTGGACGTTCTCGAGCGCATCACGCACGCTCTTGATCGCCGCCTTCACGTTGCCGTCTGCCGTCGCCCTCGAAGCACTCCCGAGCACCGTCTTCAGTTGGTCGATGGTGTCCACGTTGAACGGTGCGGGGAAGGTCTTACCGCCAATCGTCACCTCCCCTGCGCTGATCTGGTTCAGGAGCGTTTCGATCTCCTTCGGCAGGAACGAACCCTTGTTCGACTGCGCCAGGTTGCCGAATGCCTGGTTCACGAAGGCCGAGCGGTCCAGAGGGATTTCGCGACCAGCAGCGGCCCGAGCGGTGGCGTACTCGGCGTTCTCGGCTGCGCCGCGCCTCGCCGCCTCCCCGGTCACGTTTGAGGTGATCCGCTGGCCGGTGGAGTACGAATCCATCGGGGATGTGGCCGATCCTTCCAGCGTGTTCAGCACCTGGCTCGCGTTTCGGTTCTGGATCTCGGGCAGCGAGCTTTCCCCGGTGATGCCGCGGGCGGCCTGCGTCTTGGCAAGGTTGCGCTGCTGCGTCTGGATGGCCGGGTTCTGGGTGATGTCGCCGAGCATCGGGGTCGCCCCGATGTTGCGGAAGTCGGCGAGTCGGCGCATCGCAGCCGGGTCGATGGACTCGCCGCTGAAGATGGCCTTGCGGGCATCGTCACGGAGTTGCATGCGGGCCTGGGCGCTCAGTTCCTCCCAGTTGATGCCAGCCCGTTGCAGTTCGACCTGAAGACGGGCGTCCAGTGCCTGCGGCGGGACCATCTTGGAGCGCACCACGTCTGCGGCGGCATTGCCGAGGTTACGCCCCGCGCCCATCGCCGCAGGAGTTGCAAAGGCCGCCACCGTGGCGACAAGGGCCTGCCCAAGCGGCGAACCACCAGCCTCGCGCACTTCACCAGCGGCGCCACCGGCCGCGGCGCCGGACGCGACTTGGGTTCCGGGATTGGCGGCGAGGGACGAAAGAGTTTGCCGCGCAACCGGACCGGTTGCCATGTTGGCAAGTCCGCGGGCCGCACCAGCGCCCCCGGCAGCGCCGAATCCCGTGCGCGTGATGTCGCCGACCACCCGTTCCTGAGCCGTTTCCGGCTTGGGCAGACCGATCTTGTCGGCCAATTGGCCGCCCATCTCGGAGAGAGTCGGGCTCGGCCCGAAGATGGCGTCCGTCCCGGCCTTGATCGGGCTCGCCACGAAGTCGGCGATCTGCGGCACGCCTTCCAGGGCATACCGACCCGTAAGGCCGACTTGGCGCACGATTTCGCCGGTCAGAGTCTTCGGTTTCTCGCCCTGAGCGGGAACGAGGTCGCCGAACAGTCCCTTCGGCCCTTGGTTGCCCTGGCCCACAAGGTCGTCGAACATGCCCATGGTCAGCGGATTCCGTGGTTGGTGATGCCGGCGGCTTCAAGGCGCTTGACGACCTCGGCCGGGTTCGCGCCGCGCTGGATGGCGTTGCGCGCGTCCTGCACGGCCTGCGCTTGGCTCGCGTAGCCAGCATCCTTCCACGTGGGCGCGACAGGCGCGGCGGGTTGCGCGGGCGCGGCAGGAGCGGCGGCAGGAGCCGCCTGCGGCACTTGCGGGGCTTGGTAGAAGGGAATCAGTGATTCACCGCCAGGAACTGCCTTCAGGCGCTGCGTGTTCGACTGATGCTGCTGGATCCGGGCGTTGGCGTTGCGCTCGATGGCCCCCGTCAGCGCCCGGAGTTCACCCTCCGTCATGGAGATGTCGCCGCTCGCCGCCCGCTTCAGCAGCGTGCGCTCGGCGTCGGTGATGGCCCCTTGCCCCTTCATGCCCTGAGCGGCCTGCAATTCCCCCTGCGCGAGGTTCTGGATGGCCTGCGTGGTTTGGGCCAGGGTTTCCTCGGCATCCTTGCCCGTGAGGCCCAGAGAACTGCCGATTCGGGTCAGGAGGATGCGTGTGTCTGCGCCGGGGCCGGTGATGACCTTGCCAGAGTCGAGGGCCTGGCGAAGACCGCGGGCGGCTTGGATCGAACTGACGGCAGCGTTCGCCCCCGCAAGCCCAGCATCGAGTTGCCCACCAAGCCCCTGCGCCACCTCGTTCAGCAGCGTCTTGTTCGTGTTGACGTTGACGTTCGTCACCGGCCGACCGGCGGCGGCGATCTGCTTCTTGGCGCCGAGGAAGCCGGGGTCGACAGTCAGGCCGCCATCCGCACCGACGTTGTAGCCCTCTGGCGCCTTGACCATCGGCGCACCCTGCTGGGAGAAGCCACCCGTCGCGGGATCCACGGTGCCGGTGATGACGCGGTTCCCGGCATCGATGGACTTGAACTCGGGCGTGATGGCCTTGAGCTGGTCCGATGCGTTCTGCCCGAACATGATCAGCGTTCGGCGGAGCTGGTTCGGATCGGTCGGCAGGTTGCGAACGAACTGCGCGGTCTGCTGGGGGTCCAGGATGTCGGCCGGGACCGCAGCGACTGCGTTGATCACGTCCTGCTGCGTGACGTTCGGGTTCGCGGCCAGGCGAGGAAGGTACGTGCTGATGAACTCCAGGCCCTTGGTCTTGTTCTCGATCCCGAGCTTCTTCGACTCGGCGGCGGTCTTGTCAGCCTCGGCGAAGCCTTTTTGCAGTCCGGGGATGCGCGAACCCAGACCCGAAGATGCTGCACGGGACAGGAGTGCGTTTCGGTTCACCTGGCCGTCCGCACCGACGTTGCCGCGGTACAGATCGTTCAGCTTGCGCTCGGCCGCCTGGTTCTCTTCGAACTGCGCATACTGCGCCTCTTCCATCCGCTGCTTGTTCGCCAGCGACTTGAGAGTGACGGCTTTCCCGTAGCTCTCCAGCGGGTCGGCGACTTGCCGGACCTGCAGGGCGATGCTCGGATCGATGGTTGCCATTCGTCTTTCTCCTTACGGGAGGTACATCGTGCCGTCTTGGCCGCCTGCCCCATCCAGCCATTGACCCGAGCCGCCGCCAGCCGTAGACCATGAAGGTGCGGCGTTGCGGTTGTTCAGTTGGTTGAGCTGGTAGATGCTCTGCAGGTTGCTCAGGCCGCCATTGATGGCGTTGGCCGTGCCCACCTGACCCGCGGCGGCGGCGTTGCCCGCGCCAATGAGGTTGCCGCTGATGTTGTTCGCAGCGTTCGCCCCGGCCGTGCCGACGTTGTTGGTGGCGGTCTGACCAATGCCAGCGATGGACGACAGGCGATTGAAGCGCGTGGTCTGGTCGTTGTTGAACCGGTCGTATGCCTTGCCGTACTCGCTTGATGCGTAGTTCGAACCGTAGTCGCTCAGGGCCTTGAGCGTGGAGCCGCTGAGCATGCTGCCGCGGGCTGCGCGGCTTCCCTGCACGGAGTCGAGACCTTGGTTCAGGCGGAAGTCATACCCCGGATCCTTCTGGAAGTCGGCGAGGGTGAACTTGCGGTTGAACTCGCCGGAGTCGATGCCGCCAGCGGTCGGCGCGGCAGTCTGCTGCGGAGAGGACGAGGTGAACTCGTACCCGAGGTTCCGGCCGTAGTCGAGGTAGTGCTGGTACGGGTCGCCCGCATACCGCGGATCCTGGCTGACGTTCGGATGCGCCGCGAGGTACGCCGCGGGGTCGAAGTTCCGCTGGGTCTGCGTGTACGGCGTTCCACCGATGCCAGTGACAAGCTGATTCAGGGCTTGCTGACCAGCATCGCGCCAAGGCTCCTGATCCTGCCGCGCCTGGTAGTACTGGTCGAGTTGCGCCTGTGTGGCGTTGCCCGCGGCACCGGCCTGTTTCTTGGCGGCACTGTTTGACGCGGCTGCACCTACCCCCGCCGCTGCGACCGCGGCTGCTGCTGCCCATGGCATGGTTAGACCTCCAGATCCGTCTTGATGCACACAATCGCGGTGATGCGGTCGTGTGGTGTGTCGTTCTCCACCCAGTGGGTGAAGCTGTTGTCGAAGAAGAAGAGGTCGCCGGGCTTCGTCTCGAGGCGTTCACCTTCGAAGCAGAAGGCCTGCCCCGGTGCGCTCTGCACCTGGATAGCGAACTTCTTGTAGTAGCGGGCGTGCCAGCCCGGATCGGTGTGCGGCTTGCACTGCTGACCGGCCTTGATGCGGGTGATCAGCACGCCGCCCAGCTGGTCCCCGCGGACGTGACCCATCAGCGGGTACACCAGCTCACGAATCGGGATCAGGTCTGCCGACGGATACCAGACCGACGAGTGCGGAAGCGAGCCATCGACACCGGGTGCAGCGAACCGGGCCCAGATGTCCGAGAGGCCGTGATGAGGGCTGTTCGGGCTCTCCGTCCGCGCCGTGTTCCCGTCCCAGAGCTGCGGATTCGCCTGAAGCGCCCACAGCAGCGCCCCGACGGGCAGTCCGTCGGCGAGTTTCTTGATCTTGGTCACGGGGTCAGGATCGATTGATCGACCGTCTCGGGGTCGGTGTCATCGGTGATGTGGATGCAGTGCCAGACCACATCCGTCAGAGCCGTCACCGAGTGCTCTTTGCCTGCCCGGATGAGTAGCATGTCGGGGCCAGTGATCTCGCGCTTCTCGCCGTCCACCTCCAGCAGCACCGTCCCGCTGATCAGCGCCGAGGCATGGTCATACGGGTGGATGTGTTGGGTCAGCTTCATTCCCGCGGCGATCTTCGTTCGCTTGGAATACACCTCGTCGGCCACCCAGTGGTGGGTGATGTCGATGCTCATGGGACTGGCTTGTAGGTGACGCTGAAGTACAGCGGCTGGTTGCTGAGGTCCACGTTTCGGGCCCGGGTGAACGAGCCCACGGGATAGATGCGAAGCTCGGAGGAACCTTGATCGATGAACCAGTGCGCGGCCTGAGCGACACCGCTCTGGACGGTCCCCGTGGCGGCAAGACCAGAGGCGCCTGTGGCGTGCTGGAACGGCAGACTCAGCGCCGCGTTCGACACATCAGCCGTCGCCGGGTAGGAGATCCGATACCGCGCATGGACGAGACCGCCGGTCAGGATCCAATCGCAGAGCGCCGTGGTGAGCACTAGGCCCGCGCCGCTGGTATCTGTTGGCGTGAACTGCCCTTGCTTCGGCGGGGGCGTCTGGAACTCGCCGATGTGCGGCATCAGGTCAGCTCCCGGCCGCTGATGCGCAGCGTGATCGCGGCAGCAGTACCGGCCACCACGCTGATGAAGTCGCCCGGGTTGAGAACGTGGCCGACCACCTCGGGGCATGTGTACGTCTCGTTCGCTGCGATGCTCTTGGCGAACAAGACGGTGTTAGACACGCCGAAAACGGTCGCGGTCTTGACCAGACGAATCGTGATCGTGGCCGCCACTCCCGTCGTGTTCGTGGCCGAGCACTTGTCGATGATCGTGCCCTTCCCGGCAGACGGCGAAATGTAGATGCTGGCCTCGGCCGCGGCGACCTGATACGGGTCTACGACGACCTTCGGGGTGACTGCCATGTGCGTTCCTTAAAGCATGGTTCCGCTCGAGATGCCTTGAACGACCTTCGTCAGTTCGGCAAGTCGCTCGCGTGTCTCGTTCAGTTCGGTCTGCAGTTGCTGCACCACATCGGGCTCCACGAGCACAGGTGCCGACTGCAGTCCTTCGACGGCCGCGATCAACTCCGCGGAGGTGTCGATTGGGTCGCCAGTTGCGCCACCGACGCGCTGGAAGACCCAGTAGAGGAACAGGTACCAGCTGCGCGTGATGACCATCTCTCCCGTGCTCTGGTCCAGCCGAACCAGTGGCTCACGGTCAGAAGGGATGCGGATGCTCAGGTTGGGCACGGCGTCACCTCCGCAGTTGCACCGATCAGCACCACCTTCACCGGGTCAGTGATGACGAGCTTGAACACGCGGTCACGGCTCTTGCCGAGCCGACGAAATCGCACACGAGTGCGCGTCTCGCCGATCTTTCCCATCGGGGCCCAGACCTCATTGCTCCACGTGTGGCCGCCGTCGTCGCTCCAGGAGAGCATTGCTTGCGGATCGCGTCCCTCCAAGGGGAAATTCACGCCCACCCCGGTCTGCATGTCGATCTGCAGCGAATGGAACAACTGGTTCTTGAGGTCGTTGGACAGGTGCGGCGCCGCGCGGACGCGCGGAATGGACCGTGGAACGTAGTCCGGCACACCCGGCTCGAATTGATAGTCCAGATCGAACGTGTAGAGGCCGCCGTTCACGTAGTCGCCGACAAGAACAACGCTCTCCCATGCCATCTGGCAGCAGGCGCGAATCCGCTGATACTGCCCATCGGATGTCATGTGCGCACGCTCGTGCCACATACCCGTGGCGGCATCGAAAACCCACGTCTTCGACGCCGTCGGGAACGTCAGCACGTAGAAGGTGTGCCCCTCCTGCTGATACGTGAACGCGATGGCGTCCGACACGTCGCCGTACTGCGCAATGGCGTACTCGATGGCGTGTGTGCTCACCCGCGCGGCTTGGCTGTAGCCTGCCGCTTTCAGCACGATCCCGCGGCCGCGCGAATCACCGCCGAGCCAGAAGATCGTGTTGTCCATCTTCGCCAGCGACCGCGCCGCGTCGATGCCGGTTTCCATCTGCGCGCCCTGAATGCGGACGAACGGATCGGTGTTGTCCCCGCTCTGCACCCACGTCTCGACGCTGTCCGAACCAAAAAGCCACACTTCCGAGTGGTTCACGATCAGGTTCAGCAGCGCATCCGGCGAGCTTTCCGCTGTGTAGAAGTTCAGCGGGTTGATTGCCGTGTCATACGGCTCCGTGTACTGAAACTGACCGGTCCCCAGCTTGTTCCAGACGAACCGGCCAGCGATAAAGCCGACGCCGGTTGCGCCAACGAAGTCAGTGGAGGTGATCTGAGTGACCGTGTTCGCGCCCGGCTCGATGAAGTAGCCTTCCGTGTACCCAGTCACCAGCATGATGACCGTGCCGTTGTCGGCCATGGTCACGAGCGTGTCTCGCTCGATGATGGAGCCGATGATCACTTCACCGCCTCCGGCGGTCATCTTCGATACGACGCCGCCGACGATTCGGATTGCCGTGGTGTCGCTGAACTTGTAGAGCCCGCGCGCCGACTTCTCATCCGCCGTGCTGTTTGAGTGCAGTCGCATGCCAGGCGTACCGATCAGGCAGGCAACCGACTTGCTCGTGCCGCTCTCGGAACGCTCTGGATACAGGTTCACGCAGCGCTGGGCGTCGAAGTTCACCGAGCGCGCCTCGTAGGCTGCTCCGATGAACGGGAACGACGGCATTAGAAGTTCCCCCCGAGGAACTGGCCGATGCTGTAGCACTGGTCGCCGAGAAGTGCCTCATCAGAACGAGACACCGGTGACTTGTTGTTGGCGCGCTTGATCGCCGCCTTTGCCGCCCGCGCCTGCGCAACGACGAGTTCGGGAACCAGGACGCCGTACTCTGGGCCAAGGTCAACCGCCAGCGAGTAGCGCAGTGCGCGCTCATACCCGGGCGGGTACGAAAGCACCGTTGCCGTGCTCGGGACCTCGGCGAACTGCTTGTTCACCGTGAGCGTGATGGTCGAGGCGAAGTTCGGCACCGGCCACATGGTCACGACACCCAACGGGTAGTCGGCGTCGTACTTGAACCAGACGGGGATCTGGCTTTGCTGCTGCGTTGTCGCGATCAGGTTGTACCAACCCTCGTCAATCCGCTGAAGGGGGAAGTTCGTGCCCTGGTACGTCGTGCGCGCGATCTCGATGTTCACCGGGCGCGTTGCGATCCAGTCAGCCGCGGCAGGGCCAATCGTGTACGAGCCCTGACCAGGCACGAAGTTGAACGTCAGCGACTCCTGCGTGTACACCGTCAGGTTCTCGGTGCTCCACGTCTCGAGCAGGTTGTTCAGCACACGGAGCGAGTCCGTCGCTTCCTGCCCGGTCGGTGTTTCACCGATGGCGATGGCGTTGATCAGGCGCAGGGACGACTTGATCAGGTCCAGCGCAACGATGGTGCCCACGGCTCACTCCATGAAAAAGGGCCGGCCCCTTGTGAGAGCCGGCCCATCAAGCGGCCGAAGCCGCGCTCAACCCCAGGAGGATCAGGCGAAGACGATGTAGCTGACTTCGGTCGCTGCGGTGGCGGCGGCGGTGACGGCGATGGTCAGAACGCCAGCCGCCGCAGAGGCGCGCTCAACACGCAGCGCAGTTGCGTCCGCTGCGGCTTGCGACACCAGCGCGAAACACTTGCTGTTGGCGGTGATGTTGGCGTTGTTCACGACCAGCGTCGAAGCGCCGATGGCAACCGAGCCGGTCCCGACCAGGACCGGAATCAGCGTGTTGGGGCCATCGGAACGCGTCTGCGTGCCAGGGGTGACAGGGCCTGCGGACGACGAGGCCAGGCCCTGCGCGATGAGGGCGGCTTCGAGTTCGGCGGGGAACTCCACGATGGAGCCGGCCGTGAAGCCGTTGTAGGAGCGGTTCAGGAGAATCATGATGTGGTTCCTCGAAAGTAGAAGGAGGAACGGGCCCGCAGGCCCGCTCGTTCAGCTCAGGACGGTGCGGTACTGCGTGGCGAGCTCGGGGTACGTGGCGGCCCAACCGAACAGCACATCGAGACGCATGATGCTGTTGTCGTTGGTCAGGTCGTAGCCCTCGGTGACCTTGATCGTGAAGCCCTTGTAGGTCTCCTGCGCCACGTCGATCACGCCCTTGCCACCCGGGGGGGCCCACATCGGCACCATGGCCAGGGTGAAGGCGTCCTTGTGGTAGCCGATGTTCGCGGCGTACGACGTGGAGGCCGCACCCTGGATCACGTACGGCTGCGCGGTCGTCGGCGAGGCGGTGACGTTCTGGAACGCGCCGCTCGGGACGATGGCCGGGCTGATGGGGATCGAGGTCGCACCCACCAGCACGTCGGCCGTGACGATGAAGTTCGCCAGCACGCCGGTCGATTGACGCGACTGCGGGTTCACCGCGAAGACGCCCGGGAGCGTGATCGTGGTGCCGCGGGTCAGCGTGCCGCCAGCGACAGCCGCAACGGTGATCGTCGAGCCGGTCTGGTTCGCGCCGTTGATGTTGGTCGCGGTGGCCGCACCGTTGGTGTGCACGTCCACGTTCTGGTCCATGCCCGGGTCGATGCCGAAGGCGTTCTGGAACAGGCCGTTCTTGTACTGCTTGTCGAGCTGGCCGCTGTTGTTGAACATGCCGGCGAAGCCGCGGAGCAGGCCGGCGTTCAGCGCCGGGTTCATGATCAGCGAGCGCCCGTTGTCCTTGCGCGGGGCGGCCATGTCGTCCAAGCGGCGCTGGATGTCCGTGATCGCACCCACGGCCAGATCCTGCGTGGTCGGGACCACGCCGGCAGCGTTCAGCGTGTTGTACGTGGCGAAGCGGGCCATCTGCAGGCCCTGACGGTCGATCTCGTTCGCCACCGTCGCCAGCGCCGCTTGGATCTTGTCCTCCAGTTGCGTCAGCGACAGGGTGCGCTCGATGCTGGTGAAGTTCAGATCGCAACCGCCCTGCGAGAGGGTCAGCGGCACCGTGGTTTCGACGGTCGATTGCGGGACCGCGACACGACCGGCACGGTACGTGTAGCGCGGGGGGCGCTTGATGTTGATGGTCTGGCCGGGGGCGTAGCCACGAGACATATTGCTCGTGAACTCGTCTTCCCACTTGCGGTTGACGTCTCGAGAGAACGTCAGCATGTTTTCCAGGATGGCCAGCGCCGACTTTGCGACGATGGAACAGGTGACAAGGGTGTTGCTCATTTCAAACCTCGTGGATAGGGATGAGCGGGCGTAAAAAAACCGGCCTCAGCCGGTTCAGTTCGTTTCCGCGTTTCGCCTACTTCACCCAACGGGACCCGTTTTGCTTGGCCCACACACGAAACTCGTCGTGGCCCATCTTGGCGGGGTCGGACGTGACCGAAGTGGCCGCGTTCCGTCCTGTCGGGCGCATCGGCGCCGGTGCATTGCTTGCGGGTTTGGTCACGGGAGCAGGCTTGGACGAGCCGAGAGACGCTTCGATGCGGCCGATCTCCCGATCAGCCTCACGGACGGACATGCCGGACAGGCGCTCGGCCAGTTCCGGGTGCTTCGCAAGGTGGTAGAGCAGCTCCGGCCCCTTGGCACTTTCGAGGATGGCCTCCTCGACGTGCTTTGCGACCGGGACATCCGCGGCACCGACGACGGAATCGAAGTCGGTGATCACAGATTTGGCTTGCTCCATGCGCTCAGCGAAGGTTTCGGCCTTCGTTTGCTGGGCGCGTTGCTCAGCGGATTGAGCGGTCTCGGTGTCGCGGGCCTTGAGGGCCTTGGCGACTGCCTGTTCCGCTTTCCAGTCCGTCAGCGCCTCGGTGAACTCGTCGTAGTTCTCGAACTTGTCCGCAGTCGGCTTAGGGGCCGGCTCAACAGTCTTTTCGGGATTCGCACGAGCACGCCAGAAGGCGGCTTCACGCTCAGCTTCACGCCGGGCGCGCGTCAGTTCGTCCATGCGGGCCTGCGTCGGCGACTTGAACTTGCCCTTTTCATCTCGGGGCTGTCCGTCGTCCGCTTCAGGTTCCGCACCTTCTTCCTTGACCGGAGCTTCCTTGTCCTCGACAGGCGCGGCCGGAGCCTCGACAGTTGCCGGAGCTTGCGGCTCGAGCACAACGGGAACAGGTTGCTCACTCACGATTTCTTCAGGCATGGTCATCCCACGTATTGAGGCCCGGGCTCACTCAGCCGGTATGAGTTGTTCGCCCTCTTGCGCCTGATTCCGCCGGGACTGTGGCGGGGCGTGATTGGTCAGCCGAAGGGCTGCTGGCTTTGCTGTTCAGGCAAAGAAAAACCCGCCGGAGCGGGTTCTGTTTGTTCGGGTGCGGCCATCTGCGGCGGCGGCTCTGATTGAGCGCTTGGCGGGGCCTCTCCGGCCTTCCCTTCGACCATCGCGTCGGCGACGAGCATTGGAGGGGGCTGCATCTTCTGAATGAGGATCTGGATCATCCCCTTCAGTTCTTCCACGTCCTGCTTGGACCGGGCGTTGATCTCTGCGACCTCCACCTTGAACTGACCGTCGATCTTGGCCTTCTCGATGCCGCTCGTGGCTTCCTCAAGCTGCTGGCTCATCTCCTTCAGGCCCTGATCCATCTGGGCCATCATCTGAGAGGCTTGCTCAACAGGAACCGGACCGTTCGGAGTCTGAACCATCGGCGCAGGCGTGTTGCCGTCCTCGTCACCCACGATCTCGGGCGGGATCGTGCGCTTGATGCGCTTGGCGATCTCGTCAGCCCCCGGCCAGTCCATGGCAGAGACGAACTTGTCGCCCGCCACGTCCATGATCTTGGGCCAGGACTGCGCAATCGAGGCCATGGAAGCCGCAGCCTCCTGGCGCATCGTGGTGTAACTCGGGCCGCTCGTGATCGTGCAGTCGTACTCGCCCACGGTCAGGTCGTGCATGGCCGTTTCCACAGCCTGCGTCTCGGGATCGACCTTGCCCGTCTCGAATTCCTGGTTGATCTTGGCCGAACCCGGCTTCTCGTCCTCACCCAGGATGCGGATCGCACGCGGGGTGTCGTAGTAGCGCGGGATCATCCACAGCAGGCACCGGCCAGCGTGGCGAAGCGTGATGTTGGCGTTGTCCTGGTAGTGGAACTGGGCCGTGTCGCCTTCGCGCTGCTGGGCGAGCTCCTGCTTCCCGGACGTTGCCGTGCCGCGAGCTCCCAACGAGGCGTCAAACAGGCCCATCGTGGCCTTGATGTTCTCGCGAGCATGACCAGCCATCGCCAGCACGCCCGACGGCACATCGGCCATCGGCTGGCGTTGCGGCGCAGGCGCAAGAGAACCATCCAGGCTCACCGGCTTGTACTGCAGGAACGCATGCGACACGCGGTTTGCGCTGCCCCATTCGCCCTCGTAGCCCTCGAACTGCCCCTCAGCCCCGATGTACGGCGTCTTCGGACGCAGCGACACTTCCTCGGTCGCGCTCGTCATCCAGAAGTTGTACATCCGGGCCGGATCCTTCGAGTGCCGGATCAGGCCAGAGCGGAACACCTTGCCGTTGATGTCAAGCTCGTCCCCGTAGATCGGGAACACCGGGATCCAGTTGCACGCGATCTCGGTGCGCTCCAGGATCTCGCAGGCGGTCAGCTTGTAGACCATCACCTTGCGGCGCTCTGACTTGCGCTCCTTGATGACCACAGCGCCTTCGGGAAGCTCGCTCTTGAACACCGCGCTGCCGTCTTCCAACAGGCACAGCGTCTCGTACTCGCATTCGATGCGGAAGTACCGAGCCACGCGGACCATGTTGCCGTCCATCCAGCCCGGGGCACTGTTGCCAATGCCAGTCTGGAATCCATCGCCCGCGTCAGCCTTCGGGAACTCTGCCTTGAAATCAACCTTCGGCATGTCGTCCACGATCATGCACTTCTTCATGTCGCTCCCATCCGGCTGGATGTGGAACCCCATGTAGACCGTGAACGGGTTGCGGATGCGCTGGAACTTGATGACCTGATCGAACGAGGTTTCGCTCTCGTAGTCCGTGATCAGCTCGAAGTACCCGGCACCGCACGCCGTTGCGTAGGTCGCCGCGGTGACAATCGCCACCTCTGCATTGCTGTCGTACTCGATGTGCCGGATCAGGCCCTGCATCACCTCGGCCGTCTTCACGTCCGCGTCGTCGTCCACTGGGTGAACCTTGATCGACGGCTTGTTCTGGCGCAGGTCGTTCGTGACCTGGTGCGTCATCGCAGGCAGCGTGTTGATCGTCAGGCACGGACGGCCTTCAGCCTGGCGCATCGCCTTGATCTGTGCGGGCCACTGACCGGCACCCTGCAAGAACCACAGGTCATCCAGACCCTCGGAGCGATTCTCCGACTCGGACGAGGCTGTATCGGACAGGAACTTGACAGCCTCGGCAATGATCGCCTCGTCGTCCGAGCCCTTTGCGGGCTTGTCGTCGGGGCTGTCGATGTCGTTCATCAGTTCGTCAGTTGAATGGCGGCATGGGCCACCGGTTTCAGCGATTGGCGAGGCGTGGCACCCACCATGCGAGCCATCAGAAGCGGCTCAGCCTGGATGGGCTGGAAGCCGAAGCGGTCGGCGTACCAAGCGGCCAGTTGAGCGGTGTCGAGCCCACCAGGGGCATACGGGGCGACGTGGAGCAAGAGAACCTTGCCAGCCTCGTCGGCCTCGTTGCAGATCTCACCCACCAGTGCAGTCGCGAAGCCCTCGCGCCGTTGCGCAGCAGGGCAGAACAGCGCGGACAGCTCCACGATGCCGTCTCGCATCTTCTCCGGCACCTGAACCGTGCGGCCCAGCTTGCAGGAGGCAGCACCGAAGACGCGTTTGCCGAGTTTCATCCGAGCCACCCTCCTGCCATGCCCATCTGCCGCGTGACCGTCTTCGCTTGGGCCGGGCGCGCCTTGCCAGCACGACGGGCGCCCTCGCAGGCGTATCGCAGAGCGTCAATCACGTGGTTGTCCTTGTCGCTCAAGATCGGGAGCACCTTGCCGGTTAGCTCGTCGGTCTTGTATGAATACATCGTCAGTTCGTCGATGAGGTGCTTGCAGCGTGGATGCGCCACGATGTCGAAGCTCTTCAGCCACTCGACGCCCTCTTCCAGACTCTTTGCACCCTTCACGGCGCTCATGATCTTGGGGAAGCCGTTCTTCCTCATGTGGCTGATCGTCTCGGGCCGAGCGCTGTCTGCCGTAATCGGCCACTTCTCAGACTCAGGCACCGACATGAACAGCTCGGGCAGGTTCACGATCTCGCAGCCCACCATGTAGGCCTCGAAGTCCACGTAGAGGATGTTCCCCTCGATGGAGCAGCGAACCAGCACGCTCGGATCAACCGAGAAGCCCCAGTCGGCCCCCAGCCGGTGAACCGTGCCAGCGGGCCGCTCGAACTCTTCCACCTTCCAGTTGCGAAACACGCGCGACTCACTGTTGCGCAGGTATCCGCCCTTCCAAACATGGACGTACTTGTCCGGGTCCCGGCGCTGGTCGTATTCCATCTCGACCTGCAGCACATCAGGGAACCACGGGTTGTCCGTGTAGTTCGCCTCAACGACCACAGAACCCGGCGGCGGTTCAGCACCGCGCAGCAACTGGTCTACCGGGTCACTCTCAAGCGATGGGTTCCACGAGAACCACAGCTCAGAGCCTGGCTTGCGGATCGTCGGGCGCATCAGGTCAAGGCTGCGCTGACTCAGCGTCTGCGCTTCCTCGCCCCACAGGATGTCGTAACCCTCCAGCGACTTGATCGAGTCGGCCGTGTGGTTCTGCATCCCCTGGAAGATGATCAACCCGCCCTTGGACGAGTGGATCTTCTTGTCCTGCACCTCGAAGTACGACCCTGCGTTCAGGGCTTCGATCTTCGACTCGATCAGCTTCTTGACCGACTGATCGAGCGACTTCTGAATCTCCCGGACACACACGATGTCCGTCTTCGCCATGATCGATCGCTCAACCAGCATCTCGGCGAAGAAGTGCGACTTGCCTGACCCACGCCCACCGTGAACACCCTTGTAGCGAGCCGGCCCCAGAAGAGGAACCGCCCACCGGGGCGTCTCGATGTCGAGGCTCATTCCTTCGGATCAACCACCACGCGGCGAATCTCTTGGATCTGCACCGGCCCGCCATTGGGACCGGTCAGTTCGTTTTCCCGCTTGTCTCGCCATTCGCCTGGGCGGCGGTTCTTCAGCCAGAAGATCGCCGCCGTCGTGTCAGGCGGATAGAACTTGCGGATCGGCGTCTGGATGATCTCCTGACCAATCACGCGAATGTCCACTTCGTCGTGCTCGTAGCCGTTCGCTCGAGCGAAGAGACTGCGCTCTACGCGGTCGTCCGCTTCGTCCTTCCCGGCTTTTAGGGCCTGACAGAACTCGTCATGACTGGCCTTCCACCGGTAGATCGTACGAGCCGACACCTCGAAGAAGTCGGCGATCTCCTGGTCCGTGGCACCGAGCTTGCAGAGCTTTCGAGCCTGCTCGATGTACTCGACTTGGAAATCCGTCGGACGAGCCATCACGCACTCACTGCGCGACCAAGCACCTTGGCCGACTTGCCGAACGTCTTCTGCCCGAACGGGCTCCAGAGCGTCAGGCGCGTCTCGTGCACATCCCACTCGGGCGAGTAGCGATGGAGCGCCAGGAAGACGCCGAACTGCCAGAGTTCGAAGTTGATCAGCATGGCGACCCCACAGGCGCTGGGCCGCCTTCGCGTACCAACCGCATCTTCCCGTCAACCTCACGCCCAACCCACAGATGCGGCTCAACATGGAGCGACACCGTGTCGGCCCATTGCTGATCGCCCATGGATTCCGGGCGTAACAGGTAGGCCCCCGGAATGTACGGAAGCGCAACGCGATCCGGCGCGGCATTGAATGTCATGGCTTACCTCTACGCATCAGGATTCCGCCTGAAGTCGGCCGCACAAAGCGAAAAGCCCCGACCGGCTTGCACCGTGGGGCTGAATTCTGGAGGCACCTCTGCCCCTCAGGAACGTCACTGTAAAGACTTTTCACGTCATGTCAAGAGTCTTTACGCCGACGCCACTGCAAATAGCTCTCATCAGGGAGGGCTGAAAGCATGTAGGCGATGAACAAGCACACCCCACCCAGAACGCGGAACGGGAATGCCAGTGCGACACCGAGGGCGTACCCCATCACAGCACCCCCGCCGAGATCAGCCGGGCCGTGACCATCTGCCGGGCCTGGGCGATCACCATGTCCCGCGCTTCCTTGGACTGGGGCAGGCGCGGACTCAGGAACACATTGTGCCCGGTGGTCAGGTTCCGGGCCAGGGCGTAGATGGCGCTGCGGTAGGGCTCGGGCATCTCCTGCACCTGAAAATCCACCGTCTTCATGGTGCTGTTGTCGAGGTCAGCGTCGAGGCTCCCGTTCTGGTCGTCGTACTGCCGCGACACCCGGTAGTCTCCGCAGACCAGCGCCTTGGAGGCGTAGCCCCTCACCCCTAGTTTGCTGTCGGCCCACTGGTGCCACTGGCTGAGTAGGTTGTCGAGCTGGCTGGCTCGGTCGGCTGCGATCTGCTGTTGGTAGGTCAACTCTTCTGTCATTGTTTCGTCCCGCAGTAGCTGCACACAGGCTCATGGGGTGCGCCGCAGTTCCGGCAGTTGCCGACGTGACGGTAGACCGGGGCCGGATCGTTCAGGTACGGGAGGAAGTGCGCACGACCATGCGCGCTCTCCCAGTAGAGGCGCTGCTGCTCGGCCAATGAATCCTGCGCTGAGGAAACCGCAGCGGCGGCAACGGTCGCGGCTTCAAGCCACATGCTGGGCCTCCTTCCTGAGCAGATCCATCGCCACCATGGCATCCACAGCCCTGCCGGCGAGTTCAGCGGTGGGGGCTTCGTGCTCCGGGCCGAGTTCGAGCCACCTCGCAACGGCCGGGTCGAACTGCTCGATGACCCAGACGTTGCGGCGGTTGACGATGGCGTAGCGGGTGCGCATCAACGGCTCCGGTAGCTCGGGCTCGGACGGTACGTGGGCGCAGGACGATAGACCGGGGCCGGAGGCGCCTTGTACGTCGGCGTGTTCTGCGTCATCTTGTACGGAGTCGTCGAAGCAAAGCTCGGCTTGTTCGGCTGCGGCATTGCCGGAGCAGGCGGCGGAACGACGGGCCGAGGAACGGCAGCCTGCTGCACTGGCGCCGGACGCGGAACCTCGCGGATCACCGTGCGGCGTTCGATCACTTGCGGTGCAGGCGCTGGTGTCGAGTTGCGGGCGGATGACTGGCCCATCATGTAGCCGATGGCGCCGCCCATGAGCATGTCGCCCATGCCGCTCTGCTGTGCAGGCTGCTGCACGACGATGACTTGCGCCGCGCTGGCTGCTTGCGGCGCGGGTGCCACCGCGGACCGCTCAGGTTCCTTGCTGCACCCGAACAGGGCGACACAGACGAGCGCCATGAACATGATATTGACGGTGAGACGCATGGTCTTCCTCTCAGGTTTGCGCCACAACGGCGCGGGTTGGTGAACAGGCAGCACACCGCCAGCGGATGCCGGATCCGGTGCTGTTGGTTGATGTTTTCCAGCGGTCACAACCGAAGCAGTGCTTGGTGACAAGGCTCCCCACTCCAACAGCGCGGAAGGCTGGCATGGCGGGGGTGTTGCGGTGGTCGTTGCTCATGCCAGCACGTCGGTCAGGCGACCGGAGACTGCTCGGGCAACGGCGGCGTGCCGGTGGCCGTCGTGCCGTCCGGGTAGGCCTTCGTCTCGACGGCTATCTCGTGGTACGTGCGCTCGAAAATGTCGCTCGGCGACCAGCTGATGTAGCCGGCATGACGCGAGTCGTTCGCCTTGCCGCCGTCCTCGTACTCGACGAGGTAGCCGGTGTCGCTCACGTTCTCGTTCGCGGGGTTCTCCCAACCGCGATAGGCGTTGTACTGACCGCGCGTCATCGGCTTCGCCCGCAGGCGCTTCGTTCCTTCGTAGAGCTTCATGGGTCTTCCTTCAGGTGGTGCCGCAGTCGCGGCGGTTGGTGATCTCACGCGCGAGCGCGGTGTACTTCTGCTTGATGGCCCGGAGGTCGTCGATGCTGTAGTGGCGTGGAGGGCACGGACCCTCCAGTCGCTCCACAGCAGCCGGCCCGATGCGGCGCAGCAGTTCGAGCCGGTACAGCACCGTGTTGCCGTGGAGGTGGCGGTTGCACGGGACGCACTGGCGGTGGACGTTCTGCTCGTCGAAGCGGAGTTCGGGACGTGCCCCGGTCGTGAGCCAGTGCCCGGCGTCCCATGAGCCCTCGTGGTACCGGCCGCAACTGACGCAGGGCAGATGGGCATCCCGGGCCCGGACGAAGGCGTTGAAAGCGGACTGGGCCTCGCTGAGCCACTTGGCGCGCGGCTTGATGGCCTCCAGCTTCTCCCGCGTCTCCCGCTTGTCTGCCCTCTCGGCCGCTGCCCGCTCCTTCGCTGCCTTGGCCTGCCCCACAACCTCAGCGCATGCCGGGGAGCAGGCGACGTGGGTCATGCTGCGCTTGGCGAACAGGGCGCGGCAGACCTTGCACTTGCGCTGCACCGGGACGCGGGTGGTCATGGTGGTGGAGCGCTTGAGGGGGCTGGAGCGGATCATGCGTACTCCCGTTCCGGAGCCGTGAACTTCACCCCGTGATCGACGCCCCACGCATAGATGAACTCGCACAACTCCGACACCTCGGCCTGCGTCATCTTCGATGTGCGGTGAAAAACGATGTCCACCCCGTGGCCGTCGATGGCGGGGAGGTAGTCCAGCGGTTCACCACGGACACGGGACCAGGCGGCCACGAGAAGGCGCTTCCACGTCTCGACATCGCGCTTCTGCCCGGCCCACTCCACCTGCTTTGCCACGTCGCTGATCGTGGCGTGCAGGCGGGCGTTCATCTCGTCGGTGCGGGTGGCTGGCTTGAGCGTGACCACCATGCGACGGCCGGCGATCAGGTGGGCCTTCGCCATCTCGCACAGGCGCTGAAGCTGCACGCCTCCCTGCTGGGCGTTGTAGAGGGTGATGCGGAGGGGTTCCATCACAGCCTCACTCGTAGAAGGTTTCCGGCTCGAAGCCGTATGGGGTTCGCGCTTCATCCACGCGACGTTGCATCTCGGCACCGAGCTTCTTGCCTTCCTGCCGCGCGTGCGGAAGCATGTGCTCGTACGCTCCGCGGTCGTGCAGAGTGATCTCCATCTGCACCAGCGTTTGCCCCGGATAGAATTCCTGCGGTAGTTCGAACGGGGCACACTTCTCGGCGATCTCTTTGGCAAGCGCATGCGCCATCGAGCGGACGATCTCCTTCTTCAAGTCCTGCCGGGTCATGAACCGGGCCATCTCCATTTCGCGCGGAGACACGCACATGCGATAGGCCAGCGTGATCGGCTCAGGCGGCCGGGCGATGGTTGCGAACATGTCGCACGCCTCGATTCGCCGAGCCATCACCGCACCACCTGAGCCGCAACCAGCGCGACCACGAAGCAGCCCAGCACGAGGAACACCGCGTACCACCGGCCATTCCGCCCCCACGCAGGGTCAGGCGTGTCAGGCAACGCCTCGTCCAGCGCAGCAGGCCGGCTT